CAAATAAAAGATGGGCAAGCGCAATTCTATAAAAGCAATCGTGCAGTCATACTCAGCAATGAACAAGCCGTTGCAGAGCTAGAACAAGCCATAGATGAACTGATTGACCAAGCAGGAACACCGGGGTTGATCATCGTTGATACATTAGCAAGGGCGTTGGGCGGCGCTGATGAGCGTTCTGGTGTGGACGTTAACTTGCTCATCATGGCGTTAGACCGGTGTAGGGCAAAGTATAAAGACTGCACGGTGCTTCTGGTGCATCACACTGGGCATAGCAACAAAGAGCGTGGCAGAGGGGCGTCAGAGCTAACGGCAAGCCTCGATCATGAGTTTCGTGTTGAGCAAGTGGGAGATGATGAGCTTGCCAAGATCGTGATGACATGGACAAAGCAAAAAGATGACGCTTTCCCAGAGCCAATGGCGTTCAGCAAACTACCCATAACACTAATGACGCCAGATATGTTTGAGGTCAGCAGCATTGTGCTTGAGGCAACAGCAGATGTGCCAAATCTAAGCGGCAATGGAAGTGGCATGAGTAAGTCACAACGCGCCGTGATGAGCCTGTTTGATGAACTGCAAGAACATGATGAAGTTGAAAGAGATAGGCTGCGCGATGAGTACCTGGATCGGTATGCAACGGACAACAGAAGGAACGACAGATCACGGTTTAACAGGGTGCTAACTGGCCTCATAGAACTGCAAAAAGTAACTCAAAAAGATGGGGTGGTTAGGCGGTGCGATGAGGGGTGACATGGAGCGACATGACACGACATTTTTCGACATTTTTGTGTCGTGTCGAAATCGAGCGAAACGACATGACATGACACACACTCCTATAGGAGTGTGTCGTGTCGTGTCGCGATCGAGGCGCTAAATGTCTATGTTTTTAAGGGATTGGTCAAATCTTGATGAAAATGAGCTTTTTGAGGTTTTGCAGACCGTAAAATCACTCGCTGAGTTGGAAGGTGTTGCCAATCGTCGGCGTGTTTTAAACAATCCTAACCTCTCCACCTGGAGTGACGCGCAAAAGCAAATCATTCTCCAACGCAAGTATGAGCTTGAACGCGATGGATGAGGAAATGCTCAAGCGGAGAATGATGACGTTTGAACGAAAACGTGCGCGGTTGGGTTTACGTGCAGCTTTGCCAGACGATAAACGACGGCGCGTATGGAGAGAACCGCTTACAAAGCCAGAGCTACACATTCTCGACTTCATGCGTAGCCACGGCATTATCACGGCAAAAGACCTAGCAGGCGCATTAGATGAAGAACTGAAAGACGTGATGCAAGTGTTGCTGAGTTTAATAGATCGACAATACGTCAAGGTAGTCAGTGAGCGTGGCTACGCAAAATACAGAGCAAGGACAAAGGATGAGATAGATGAACTACAAGAAGATCTTTAACAAAGCGGAGCAAATAGTTGCGGAAAGGCAAGAGAGCTACGGAGACGCACGAGAAATGCATCAAAGCATTGCAGATAGGTGGAACGGCGTGTTGAAAGAAAAGCTGACTCAGGGAGTCTCTCTGTCGGCCTACGACGTGGCACGCATGATGGCAGAACTGAAAGCTGCACGAATGGATGACAATGGGTTCCACGAAGATAGCTTGATTGACCAGATAAACTATTTGGTGATCGCCTATCGTTTAGCCGGTGAAGATGCACGAGTTTTTACGTGGGATGAGTAGTTGGTGTATGATGTTAGTACAGAAGCTTTTCTGTTTGTCTCACGGTAAGCGTTGTGTTCCTCCCATGACAGCGTTTGCTCCAACTAGGCGGTGCCAAGGTTTTCTTCTCCAGTTTTGCTTTGGTACTGCCTTTTTTTGTTGGAAAGCGCCTCAACACACTAGTTCAACCTCGCACGCGCACGCGACCCCTTTTTTGCCGTTGGCTATGCATTTAGCGCATGACCAAAAACACGCCATTTTGCGCATTTGTTATGCTCTCAGATCAAAGCGTAGCAATATCAATGGGTTACGCCATTTTCAAACGGCCTATAATAAACATTATGTTAACAAAACGCCAAATCTGGGCAAAATCGAGCGCAAAAACCCCCCCCGTCCTCGGCTTTTGGTGGGTGTGTCTGTGTGTAATCCCACACACATTCTGCACCTATTTTTGCCCCCCCGCACCCCTATCGTATAGCTTGACCATAACAAGGAGAAAAAATCATGCCTGGGAGACCTAAACGACGCGCAGCGATTGCTAAAGTGGAAGCACGCGGAGGCGCAACTTTTCTTGAAGAATATCTGCTTAGTGGCGGCACCATTACAGGTTTGGCGCGTGAGCTAGACTTGGATCGTGGCTTTTTGCAGAGGTTGGTCAACAATCACGATGACTACAAGCGTGCTATGGAGGCTGCGCGTGAGCAAGGCGCGGATGCCCATGCAGAAGCAGGCTTTGAGATTATGCGGAGGCTACGCGAGGAGCGCAAGGCAGAGCGCAGAAACGCCGACCCTGGGAGCAAGACTTCTGAGCTATCCGCGTTGGACGTAAGTATTGCCAAGGAGGAAGCTGCACAGCATCGTTTTATTGCAGAAGCGTGGAATCGCAGCAGGTATGGCAACACGGCCAACCAGACGCAGATTACGGTGAACCTTGGGGATATGCATTTGGATGCGTTGCGTAAGGCCAAGCTTGTGCAAGACACGACGAAAACGATTGAGCACAACGATGAGTAGTGCGCCGCGCAACTTTATGGAGGAGTTTGTTGCTGCGTATGGCAATGATCCTGTGCTTTTTGTTGAGGAGATGTTGGGCGCACAGCCGTTTGACTATCAAGCTGAGTTTTTGCGTGCTTTACTTGATGAACGTAAGATGAGCGTAAAATCTGGGCATGGCACCGGCAAGAGTACAACTGCAAGTTGGGCTATGTTGTGGTTTATGTTGCTGCGGTATCCCTGCAAGGTTGTTGTGACTGCGCCGACGTCGAGCCAGTTGTTTGACGCGATGTTTGCTGAGTTAAAGCGGTGGATCAACGAGTTGCCGAAAGAGTTGCAGCAATTGTTGAACGTGAAGTCTGACCGTGTAGAGCTAGTGAGCGCCCCGGCAGAAGCGTTTATATCTTGCAGAACAGCACGCGCAGAGACGCCAGAAGCCTTGGCAGGGGTGCACAGCGACAATGTTTTGCTGATTATTGACGAGGCAAGTGGCGTGCCAGAGCAAGTGTATGAGGCCGCCGCAGGCTCAATGTCTGGCCATAATGCTACGACGTTGATGTTGTCTAACCCTACGCGGAGTAGCGGCACGTTTTTTGAGAGCCATAATCGTATGGCGAACAGTTGGTGGACGCGCACATGGTCGTGCAAGGATAGTCCGTTGGTGAGCCATGAGTTTGTTGATGAGATGGAGCTGCGGTATGGCCCTGAAAGCAATGCGTATCGAGTACGTGTGTTAGGAGAATTTCCGCTTTCTGATGATAACACGATTATTCCGTATCATTTGGTTGAGGCTGCGCAGAACCGTGATGTTGTTGTGAGCGATGAGGCAACGGTTGTGTGGGGCTTAGACGTTGCGCGTTTTGGTTCTGATGCGACGGCGTTGTGCAAGCGTCAGGGGCCTATTGTGACTGAGCTACGGTCATGGCGTGGGCTAGACTTGATGCAAACCACGGGTCGGATTGTGGCTGAATATGAGGCATTGGCACCGTCTAAGCGCCCTGCTGAGATATTGGTTGATAGCATTGGCGTGGGGTCAGGCGTTGTTGACCGTTTGCAAGAATTGGGTTTGCCGGTGCGTGGCGTGAATGTAGCAGAAAGCCCAAGCATGGGTGATACATATATGAACTTGCGGTCTGAGCTATGGTTTAAGTGCAAGGCGTGGTTGGAGGATCGGAGTTGCAAATTGCCTAAAGATGACCAACTTATTGCTGAATTAACGGCTATAAGGTATAGCTTTACATCTTCTGGTAAAATGAAAGCTGAATCTAAGGATGAGATGCGAAAGCGTGGCTTGGGTTCACCTGACTTGGCTGATGCACTTTGTTTAACGATGGCGAGTGATGCTGCAACTGCATTGTCTGGCGCGTTTAAGACGTGGCGCGGCGAGTTAAAGCGAAATTTGCTTGGTATTGCGTGAATTTTTGGGCGTCTAAGCTCTCTGTGTTAAGTTGTTGGTGTAACTTATGCGGAGGTTTTTGTGATGCCTATGGTGAACGGTAAGAAGTATTCATACAGCAAAAAGGGTATGGCTGCGGCTAAAAAGGCAGCAAAAAAATCCGGCAAGAAAATGAAGATGAAGAAGAAGTAATGGCTAAGAAACCTGGGCTATATGCCAACATTCATGCCAAGCGTAAGCGTATAAAACGCCAAAAAGCAGCAGGCAAAACGCCAGAGAAAATGCGTAAAGTAGGTTCTAAGGGTGCGCCGACTGCCAAGGCTTTTAGACAAAGCGCAAAGACGGCAAAGAAGAAATGAGCATATTTGACGAATTAGCAAGATCGCGTGGCTTTTATAATGCGCGTGATATGTTTGACGGCGGCGGGGCTATGGCGCGTGGTGGTCGTTTTGAGGGTGGCGGTTTGTTAAGCATGATCGGCAACCTGGCGAATTCGGTGCTTGGTCGAGACATGGGCAGACGTTCTGCATATTTCGCAAAGAAGCCTATGCGCAGACCTATGCCTATGCAGAATAATGCACCGCCAATGGTTGCGCCCAGAGTTACTTCTGACCCTAGAAATTTTGCAAGAGGCACAGAACCAAGGATGCTAACTGAGGCAGAAAAAGAGGCGCTTGTTATGGCGCAGTTTTTCCCTTCTGCAATGCAACCAGTTATGAACCCAATGTTAAACACCCCCTCTGCCCCTATGCAGTTTACGCAGCCAAGTTCTCAAATTGATCCAAGCGTCAACACAATGTCTGCTGATTTTCCACCAGTTATTCCTGTTTTGCCAGAGGCACCTATGCCGCCAAGCATGGATACGCAATCTGCAAATATTTTAGCAACGCCTGCCGGTATGTCTGAGATTGAAGCTCAGTTACGCCGTAGGTTTCCAGACGCAACCGAAGAAGAAATACAGAGAGCAATGCAAATGGTAGCAAATTCAAGGCCTTACAACTGATGCCCACCAAGCGCAAAAAAGTATCGCCAAGCAAAAAATTTGCAGATGGCACAACATATAAGGATGGCGATGGCAAAACGCGTCGGCGCGTATCGTCTCCAGGCACAAAGCGAGGCAAGGCATATTGCGCAAGAACGGTAAGCCAGAAGCGCACGCCAAAGGTTAAGGTGCGTCGTAAGGCTTGGGGTTGCCGTGGTAAAAATTCAGTGAGGACGTAGATGGCATTAACGACATACGCAGAGCTTAAAACAGCGATAGGTGATTTTCTTAACCGTGATGATTTAACAAGCGTTGCGCCAGATTTTATTGCTCTTGCAGAAGCAGACATAAACAGGCGTGTGAGGCATTGGCGTATGGAGGGCAGAGCCACAGCGCAGATTGACACGCAGTTTAGCGCCCTACCCGCAGATTTTGCCGAAGCTTTGACATTTCATATAACGTCTGGCGATTTGGCGCAGATTGAGTTGTTGAGCAAAGCTGAGATGTTAAAGCGTCGTAAGTCTAGTTCTGATGCAACTGGCAAGCCGCAGTTTTATGCAATTACAGCAGGTGAGATTGAGGTTTATCCAACGCCAGATGCAACGTACACGACAGAGTTGTATTACTATAAGCGTGTGAGCGCGTTGAGCGACAGTAATACCACTAATGATATTCTGACGTATTTCCCAGATGTGTATTTGTATGGCGCACTGGTTCACTCTGCCCCATATCTTAAAGACGATGCGCGTGTTGCGGTTTGGGGAAATACTTACGCGCAAACCCTTGCTGACATTAATAGCGAGTCTGAGGCAACCAAGTTTGGCGGGTCTGGCCGTCGCATGAAAATTAAGGCGTATTAATTATGAGTTTTAGCAATACATTTGAGACACACGTATTAAACTATGTGTTTACAGCAACAAGCGTAACCAGGCCGACAGCTTGGTATCTTGCGCTATTCACAAGCAACCCGGCAGAAGATGCAAGCGGCACTGAGGTCAGCACTTCTGGCACGGCATACGCAAGGCAATCGGCAAGTTTTACGGTGTCAGGCAATACCGCGTCTAACTCTGCCGCGATAGAGTTTCCCAC